AGCTGATTGTCTAGCCTGTGAGGGATAATGAAAAAAAATACTTTTAGTTGGTCTGATAAATTACTAGCCGCAATTCTTTTTGGATATATTGGTTATGTATTTATCATGGCAATAATTAATACAATATGTGATTGCATATAAAGGAATACAAAATGACAGATAGCAGTTTGTTTGATGGCATAAATTATAAACCTCTTAAAAAGAAGAATAAACGTAAGGGGGTTTCATGTCGTCATTCTAATAAAAAACAATCAGTGCTATGGACAGTTTATCATACTGTCCTAGCATTGGAATTATTAATCTTAATTATAATAGAAGGAGTAGAATTATTTTATGGGTTTCAATAGTTATAAAATAAGAGATGGAAAACATATTCCATCTAAAAAGTTTAAAGAAAACTGGAATGATATTTTTGGTAAAGATAAAACCAAAGAAGAATTACCAAAAGAAGAAGAAGATTATATCAAGGAGTTAGAAAAAAAGATATGAGTTTATTTGACAAACGAACATACTATAAACCATTTGATTATGGTTGGGCTTTTGAAGCTTATGACATGCAACAAAAAATGCATTGGCTACCAAGTGAAGTCCCGTTACATGAGGATGTAAGAGATTGGAATGAAAGATTAACACCGGAAGAAAAAAATTTAATAGGACAAATATTAAAATTCTTTACTCAAGGTGACGTAGATATAGCACAAGCTTATCTTGATAAATATATTCCTAAATTTAAAGCTCCAGAAGTAAGAATGATGTTGTCTGCTATAGCAACAAGTGAAGCTAATCATGCACAGAGCTATTCATGATTAAATGATACTATTGGTTTACCTGATAAAGAATACAAAGCATGTCAAGAATATAAAGAAATGGCTGATAAACATGAATACTTGTTTACATCTAAAGGTAAAGGATTAGATGGTATGGCTAGAGAGATAGCTTGCTTCTCAGCTTTTGGTGAAGGCTTACAATTGTTTGCTTCATTTGTAATGTTATTAAACTTTCAAAGATACGGTAGAATGAAAGGTATGTGCCAAATAGTTACTTGGTCTATCAGAGATGAAACACATCATGTTGAAAGTATGATTAAATTATTCCATGAGTTAATAAAAGAAAACCCGAATATTTGGACAGAAAAATTTAAAGCAAGTATCTATCAAACATGTAGAGACATGGTAGACTTAGAAGATAAGTTTATTGATTTAGCTTTTTCTATGGGTGGTATAAGAGGATTAAAAGCAGAAGAAGTTAAACAATATATCAGATACATTGCTGATAGAAGATTGTTACAGTTGTCTTTAAAACCTAATTATGGTGTAAAAGATAACCCTTTAGGTTGGTTAGACTGGGTTCTTAATGGTGTAGAACACGCTAATTTCTTTGAGAATAGAGCAACAGAGTACAACAAAGGTACAATAACAGGAAACTTGTGGGACTAAAGTGCCCTTTTTAGAAGAAAACAATATGATTGACCAAGATGATTTAGTGTTACCACAAACAGTAGATGAATTAGTTAAGCTTTTAAATGAAGTTTATCCTGAAAAATCACCGTCTGTTAATGATAAACCTAATCAAATTTATTTCAACGCAGGTCAACGTGATGTTGTTAAGTTTATTAATACGTTAAAAGAGAGGACAGAGAAATAATTATGTGTATGTCAGCCCCTAAGGTACCTCAGGTACAACCGGCTCCCCCGCCAGTTGCTCCACCGCAGGCACCTATTGAAGAAGATAAAGCACCTATGGTAGAAACTGCTGTAGATGTTGATAAAGAAGCAACTACTAAAAAGAAGAAAAAAGTAGGTACTTCTGCATTACAAACTTCTTCAGGTTTAAATATACCTACAGTCTCAGGTTTAAACATAACTTAATATTATGCATTATAATAATATGTTACAACAAAGCGCTAAAGAGCGCTACGAAACTTTAAAACAACACAGAGAACATTTCTTAGATAGAGCTCAAGAATGTAGTGAGCTTACAATTCCATCATTAGTACCGCCTGATGGATTTCATTCCTCAACAGATTTATACAATCCATTTCAATCAGTTGGAGCAAGAGGAGTTAATAATTTAGCTTCTAAACTTTTATTATTATTGCTTCCACCTAATTCCCCATTCTTTAGATTATCAATAGCAGGACAAGCTAAAAAAGATTTAGACGAACAAAAAGAAATTAAGTCTGAAGTAGAAAAATCTTTAGCAACTATTGAAAGAGAAGTTTCAAGTAAGATAGAACAACTTGCTTTAAGAGTTAGTGTGTTTGAAGCATTAAAACATTTAATTGTTGCAGGTAACGTATTAACTTATTTACCTAAAAAAGGAAACATGAGAGTATTTCCTTTAACAAATTTTGTTTGCAAAAGAGATGCTTCAGGTAATATTATTGAAATAGTTATTAAAGAAACTATTCATCCTACATATTTAGACGACAATACATTAGAAAGAATTTCAGAATTTGAAGATTACAAACCAGATGAAGAATGTGATTTATATACTCACATTTATAAAATGGATGAAAAACAATTTTATACTTGTCAAGAAGTAAAAGGTGTTAAAATAGAAACTTCAATTGGTACATACCCTATTGATAGTTTACCTTACCAAGCTTTAAGAATGGTTAGAGTTGATAATGAAGATTATGGTAGAGGATATGTTGAAGAGTTTTTAGGTGATTTAAAATCATTGGAAGGCTTGTCTCAAGCGCTTGTTGAAAGTGCGGCGGCATCTTCTAAAGTAGTGTTTATGGTTAGACCTAACTCTGTAACTAGAAAAAAAGATTTAGCGCAAACTAGAAATGGTGACATTATTACTGGTAGTTCAGATGATGTCGCTGTGTTGCAAGCACAAAAACAATATGACTTACAAGTAGTTGAAAGAAGTATTTCTAAGTTAGAAGAAAGAATGTCTTATGCATTTTTATTAAACACTGCAATACAAAGAGATGCTGAAAGAGTTACAGCTCAAGAAATTAGATACATGGCACAGCAATTAGAAACTGCTATGGGTGGTATATATTCATTATTGTCTCAAGAATTTCAATTACCTTTAGTGACTATATTAATGAAAAGAATGTCTCAAGCAAATGAGATACCTTCTTTACCTAAAAACTCTGTTAAGCCTACAATTATTACAGGTGTAGAAGCTTTAGGTAGAGGTAATGACTTACAAAAATTAAGAGAATTTGTTGCTGAAGTTGCTAACTTAGCACAAGTAAATCCTCAAATTGTTCAAACATTGAATACACAGGATTTAATAAAACGTATTGCTACTGGATTAGGTATTGATACGGAAGGACTTATCAAGTCTGAAGAAGAATTAATGGCAGAACAAGAAGAGATGGCTGACCAAATGCAAAATCAACAGATGATGCAAATGGCTGAAAAAGCTATTGCACCTGCTGTTAATGGCATGATGAAACAACAAGAACAAGGATAATTAAATGGTAGATAAAGTAGAAGTACAAGCAGAAGAAACTGGTATTGAAAAACCAGAAGAACAAGTAAACGAGACACAGTCAACACAAAGTAAACCTGAAGGCTTACCTGAAAAATTTAATTCAGTTGAAGATTTAGCTAAGTCATACGCAGAGTTAGAAAAGAAACTTGGTGGACAATCTCAAGAAACAAAAGAAGAAGTAGACCCTGTTGCTAAAGCACAACCTAAAACAGAAACTAAAACTGATAACAATAAATTAGATATTGCTGAAAAAGCTGTATCTGATGCAGGTTTAGATATGTCTTCTTTACAACAAGAGTATTCTGAAAAAGGTGAATTAGATGCTAAGTCTTATGAAGCTTTAGAAAAAGTAGGAATTACTAAACAGTATGTAGACAACTACATTGCAGGTCAAGAAGCAATTGCTAATCAACAAGCTACTGAAATTAAACAGACTGTTGGTGGTGAAGAAACATATCAAGAGATGGTTGATTGGGCTTCTAAAAATATGACTGAAGGTGAGAAACAAGCATATAACAAAGCTGTGAACAGTGGAGACATGTACACAGTTAAGTTAGCTGTTAATGCACTTAAAGGTCAATATGAAAGAGCTAATGGTGTTGAACCTAATCTAGTAGAAGGTAAAGCACAGCCTAGTCAAGAACAAGGCTTCCAGTCATGGGCACAAGTTACAGAAGCTATGGCTGACCCACGATATGCAAAAGATATGGCATATCAAAATGAAGTAAAAAATAAATTAGCTAACAGTAATTTATAGGAGATATATAATGTACGGAAAAAAAGCTAAAGGTAAAAAAATGTTAAAAGGTGGACAGAAAAAACTACCTATGGCATTAAAGAAAAAAATAATGAAGGCTAAGAAAAAGAAATAGTCATGGCTAAAAGAGGTTTATACGCAAACATTCATGCTAAACGTAAAAGAATTAAAGCGGGTAGTAAAGAGAAAATGCGTAAAGTTGGTAGCAAAGGTGCACCAACAGCTAAACAATTTAAAAGAGCGGCTAAGACAGCTAAGAAAAAGTAATGCCGGCTAAAAAATATCAGTCACCTTCTGGTGGTTTAAACGCCGCCGGAAGGAGATATTTCAAAAGAAAAACTGGTGCAAATTTAAAAGCTCCAGTTACAGGAAAAGTAAAACGTGGTTCTAAAGCGGCTAAACGTAGAGCTAGTTTCTGCGCACGTATGTCTGGAGTAAAAGGTGCTATGAAAAAACCTAATGGACAACCTACAAGAAAAGCTTTAGCATTACGTAAGTGGAAGTGTAGATAGTTGTGCACCCTTTTTAGGGGGCAACTTGCCAACACATATTTAATAAAGTGTAATAACTTGACCACCTGCGGGTGACAATCTGGACATGAAACTGAAACATATGTAGAGGCTTTTATAAACAATAACAGTAACAAAGGAAAATAATATGGCAAATGCAAGTCCTGTTTCACAGGGTCTAGTAAATGCAACTGGTACTGAAGACGCATTGTTTCTGAAAGTTTTTGCAGGTGAAGTTCTTACTTCATTTGACAGAGCTTCAGTAACTCAAGGTGCTGAAATGGTCAGAAGTATATCTTCTGGTAAGTCAGCTACTTTCCCAGTAATGGGTAGAGTTAGTGCGAATTATCATGTAGCAGGGGCAGAAATTACTGGCTCAGACGTGAACCACAACGAAAAAGTCATTACAATTAATGACTTACTTTTATCTTCAGTGTTTTTATCAAACATTGAAGAAGCAAAAAACCACTGGGATGTAAGGTCAGCTTACTCTACTGAAATCGGTAGAGCGTTAGCTTTTCAAAAAGATAAGCACATCTTACAAACTATTGGTCAAGCGGCACAAGCTTCTGCAAACGTAGCTGATACTGGCTATGGTTCAGGAACTGTAATTACAAACACTGGAATTGCTTCAGCAACAGCTTCAACTGCGGCTAATGCAATGATTGATAGTTTGTTTGATGCGGCTAAACAATTAGATGCTAACTACGTTCCAAGAGAAGGTAGAAAAGCGTTTATCAAATTAGAAGAGTACTACAAATTAGCAAACGGTACTAACGTAACTAACGTTGACTTTTCAGGTCAAGGTTCAATTGCGGAAGGTAGAGTTGTTAAAGTAGCAGGGATTGAGTTAATTCCAACTCCTCACTTTGTAAACACTGCAATTACGACTGCAAACCCTGATGGTGGACAGTCAGCAACAATTGCAAACCCACAAGCGGTTGACCTATCAAACTATGTTTGTTTAGTGTCACATCCGTCTGCGGCGGGTACTGTAAAACTTATGGATTTAGCTGTTGAAAGCGAATATGATATAAGAAGACAAGGTACACTTATGGTTGCTAAATATGCTATGGGTCATGGCGTATTAAGACCAGAAGCGGCAGTAGGAATTAAAGAAGCTTAATAGCTTAACTTTAATATTTATAGTGGCGGTAGAGGGAGACTGAAGCCGCCGCTATACTAACTTAATAGGAGATTATGACTACACAAATTACACCAACAACTGAGTTACAAGCGATAAACATTATGTTGTCTGTTATCGGTGAAGCTCCAGTTAACTCAATTACAGGTACAGTATCAGTTGATGTATCTACAGCAAAAAATATTTTAGATGAAACTTCTATGTCAATTCAATCTCAAGGATGGCATTTTAATACACATGAAAATTACAAATCATTGTCACTAGACCAAAATAGTAAAATTCCACTTCCCTCAAACTGCGTTAAAGTTGATGCAAGCAGAGACTTTAGATACATAAATGTTACATTAAGAAATGGTTTCTTATATGATTTAGAAAAACACACTGATGTTTTTACATCTGCTCCACAAGTAGATATAGTGTTAGTACAACAGTTTGAACAATTACCAGAATACGCAAGACAATACAT